AAATTGCAATCAAAAAAAGTAACGCATGAAAACAGGAATGAAAGTGCTGCTCTACATCAAGCGCAGCGGACAGGACAAGGACGGCTTTTCCCCACTCATGGGCAGAATATCCGTCCGGGGAAAGGTGAACTCCATCGCACAATTCGCGTGCAAGTTCAAAATCAATGTACGGTTGTGGAACGCCACCGCGCAACGCTGCACCGGCAAAAGCAAGGCGGCGACAATGGCAAACAGGGAGATTGAACGGGTGCTGCTGTTGTTACAGAAGCGATTCAACGAACTTGCCGACATTCAGGATGTGGTGACGGCGGAGGAAGTGAGAAACGTGTTTCAAGGTCTGGCTGAAACACAGGACACCATCATGAAACTCTATGCGGAGCATAACAGCGATTATGCCCTGCGTGTAGGGGTGAACCGGGCGGTAAACACATTCTATCAGTACCGGAATACCTACCGGATACTTGGAGCGTTCCTGAAAGAGAAATACCATGTATCGGATATGCCTGTCAAACAGTTGGATGAGAATTTCATCGAGGCGTTCGACATGTATATGCGCACGGCAAGACATTTCATGCCCAGAACCATACTCGGACATATCAACCGCCTTAAAAGCGTGATGATGCTTGCCGTGTTCCGTGGCATCGTCCCTTTAAGCCCGTTCAAGGGTTACACCCCTCAGAAACCGGTTTTCAAACAGATGTACCTGACGGAAGAAGAGCTTGACAAATTTGCAAACACGACCTACGACACTCCCAACCGTAATTTCACGAGGGATATGTTCCTGTTCTCGTGCTGGACGGGTATCTGTTACTGCGATATGAAAAACCTGACGGAAGCCAACCTTGTGAAAGCGGAGGACGGCAGTATATGGATTCATACGGAACGGCAAAAGACGGGTACACCCGAATGTGTGCGGCTGATGGAGATACCGTTGAGCATCATCGAAAAGTACAAGGACATGGACAGCAATGGGAAACTGCTTCCGATGCTGACCAAAGAGAGTATGAACAGGCATCTGAAAAAGATGTCCGTGATGTGCGGCATCAACCGTCCGGTCTCATTCCATCAGGCGAGGCATACCTTCGGAAGTATAATCTGTCTGTCACAAGGAATTCCGATAGAAACCGTCAGCAAAATCATGGGGCATCGGCATATCACCACCACACAGAGGTACGCGAAAGTCACGCAGGACAAGATAGACAGGGACGTGGATTGCCTAAACAATGTCCTCGGAGGCAAGTTCTCCCTGTCAGGCATAGACATCGCCCCGTCACCGATTCTGAAAGACTACAGCCGGCGGAAAGTCAATCCGAGCATGAAGCAACGGGAGTACATAACTAAAATAATGGAGGGATAAGCCATGCGGAGCACATTCAAACTGTTGTTCTACATTAACCGTCAGAAGATAAAGAAAAACGGAAGATGTCCGATTATGGGACGTGTCACCCTTGACGGGAAAATAAGCCAGTACTCCACAGGGCTGGAAATAGAGCCTGATTTATGGGATGCAAAGGCGGGAAAGGCACTCACAAACGGGCGCAAGACCGGAAATGCCAACGGTGAAAAAAGAAACGAGTTGAACAGACTGAACTCATTGCTGGAGGCATTGGAGGAAAAAGCGAAGTCCGCATACAGGAAGAACGTGGACTCCTATGGCTTCGTCTCGGCTGAAATCATCAAGAATGCCGTCACGGGAAAATCCGATGTCAAAGAGACATTGCTGTCCCTGTTAGACGAACACAACGAGGAATACGCCGGACGTGTGGGCATTGACCGTACAAGGCATACCTATATCCGTTATCTGACTACGCGCAAGCATATATACAACTTCCTGAAATACAAATATGACTTGGAGGATATTCCGCTTCGTTCGCTGACGATGAAGTTCATGACCGACTTCACGTTCTATTTCTCGACCGTACTGCGACTGAAAGTTTCCGCCTACAATGACTATCTTATCCTGCTGCACAAGATGACACGGCTGGCGTTGAAGAAGCATATACTGAAGCGTGACCCGTTTGCAGGGCATAAGATTGAAAAAGTGCCTGTAAACCACCGCCACCTGAACAGGGAACAGTTTGAAAAGCTGCTCAATGCCCGGCTGCCCACCTACCGCCTGTGCCACACGCGCGACCTGTTTGTCTTTTCGGTATTTACGGGCATAGGCAGGGCTGATCTGGCAAACCTGACGGAAGACAACATCATCACGAAGGAAGACGGTTCCAAATGGATTCACATCGCACGGCAGAAGACCAAGGCGGAGTGCCATATCAAACTTCTTGACATACCGCTCCGCATCATTGAGAAATACAAGGGCGAAGGAAAGGACGGAAAGTTGTTTTTTGTCCCGCAGACCAGCAGTCTGTGCCGTAGCCTCAAAATCATAGCCGAGCAATGTGATTTGGGATGTCACTTGACATTTTATCAGGCAAGGCACAGTTTCGCGACCCTTATTTGCCTTAGCAACGGGGTTCCGATAGAAACCATCAGCAAGATGATGGGACATCATTCCATACGAACCACCCAGATATATGCCGAAATAACCAACCACAAGGTGAGCCGGGATTTGGCGGTTCTGTCCGAGAATACCAAAGGCAAGTATGCGTTGCCCGATGACGGTATGCCGTCACGGGTATTCAAATGCGGAAACTACAGTGGTTGGAAAAAGGAGCGTTCATCAAATGACAAAAGTAAAATCGAGTGACAATGGAAAGAGGAATCATCACAATCAGTGGAACGGGTGCATTCACAATGCCAACCGCACCTGTATGGATGACAAAGTTTGAGATAGCCGACCTGTTCGGGGTATTCTCATGCAACATCCGCAAGGCGATTCACGCCATCTACAAGAACAGGGAACTGAACGAAGCTGAAACGATGAAGTATGTCAAACAACCAGACGGCATCAGCTATGATGTTTACAGCCTTGAATTGGTTATAGCCGTTGCATTCAGGATATACAGTAAGGAGAGTATAGCGTTCAGGCAGTTTGTAATGGATAGAGTCTGTGCAAGGAAGAAAGAGACACAAGCCATGCTGTTCGTTTCCTGTGACAAGGGCGGCAACCGATGGTATTGTTGAGGTTCATCCCGTCATTCACCCGTTCCCGATGCTCGGATGCAAAGGTAGTACGAGGCTTGGGTGGCAGCCGCAAGGTCGGGCGGTAGAGCCGTTTCAGGCAGAATCTTCCTCAAACAGGTTTGAGCGTATTCAGCCCGAAAACCTTGCCGCTGCCTGCCATGCCCTGAAAAGGCATCCGCGGGCGGAAACGAGCGACTGACGGGAAATCAGAATAAATAAAGGAACGGCTTACAGACGAAGCGGGATTTTGATGCTTCATCCGTAAGCCGTTCCTTTTCTTTTTGCCGGATGTTGTTCATTGCTGTCGCAAATTGCGGGCAGACGGCAAACTTCGCTCTTTCAAGAAAATCAGGTTGCCGTCATTCGGTACGCGGAGCGGTAACCGTCAGCAAGCATCCGTTCTATGTCAGATTCGCGGTAGAGGATTTTGCCGCCCAACTGGATATAGGGTATCCGCCCCTCGTTGCGGTAGTCCTGAAGTGTCCGGCGGCTCACTTTCAAGCGTGCCGACACCTCCTTGTCGGTGAAGAACCGTTCTCCGCCCAATGTCGGGCGGTAGTAGGCTGTCAGATGCTCGAAGCCGTCCAACAGGCGGTCGAGGCTTCCCATGAAGTGGATTATCCACTCATTGTTTTTGGTTATCAGTTCATTCATGTTTCTCTTCGGATTTAGTGGGAATTACAATTATACTTTATTCACTGCATCATATTCATATAGTCCTGCCCTTGAAGTTTGCTTCTTTTCGCCTGTCCTCGACAACGGGGACTATACGCTGCACATCTTCGGGACGGTAATACGTCTTGTGGTTTATCTGCGAGTAAGCCAGCGTACCGTTGTCGCGCAGGGTCTGCAACGTGCGGGGGCTGATGTTGAGCATCCGGCACACGTCCTGATTGTCCATCCACTCACTCATTCTCTTTTCTCCATGCCGCTGGCAGATGGCATCCATACGGCGGACGAAATGGTCGAACTTGGCAACCATCTCCTCAAAGGTCTTTTTTTCGATAGATACGATTTCCATATTGTCTTTTTAGTTGTTATTGTCTCTTTTGCCACAAAGGAATAGATAATCCGCTGCCCCGCAATGGTTTTTCCGAAAGTGGCAGCATGTGGCATCAATAAGGTAGTCTTTGTCCGGGTTGCCGCTTGCCGGTTACCTGTGGGCAAGCCTATATACCATGATTTCTGCACACCTTATTTTAGCTGTTATCATTCCTTTTGCCGCAAAGAAATACATAATCCGTTATACAGCAATGGATTTTTCAAGACTGGCAGCCTGTGGCACAGGGTGGTAGCGGTTGGCATTGGCTGGAGATAGCGTCTATCCTCTTAATTCTGGAAATCAGGAAGGCGGCAGGAGCGGGAATAAGGGCTTAATTCAAATTCACCCGGGATTAGGTCTTTGCCATTTCAGGCATATGCATCCGGCAGAACGGTGAAGTCCGCACCGGATTTAATGCAGGCATCAGGCAAATCCGCACAAAATTGCCTAAGAGAATCCGAATGCTTGACGGGCTGGATTATAGCCACTTACTTTGCTTGCGATAATCGGTCGAGGCGCTTGCCAAGACCATAGTCTATAACTTCAATCTGTATTTACAATGAAAAGAGAACCGAACATCAGTGAGCAGGAAGCCCGTGAAATCGTGGAAAGAATGGGGCGCAGGGAATCATATGCCCCCAAGTTTATGAATGACTTCTACCGAAGCATCGGTCTGGAACCGGATGAACCGGAGCAGCCCGGCAAGACCGTCAAGGAAGAAGCGGAGACCGCTATGGCAGAAGCCCTGTCAGATGACGCACCAGAGGAAACGGCAGTGCCTCGGAAACGCATCAGTGGCAAGCAACGCAGGCTGTCGCTGGAGGAGTACCGCACCACTTACCTCCAAGTTCCGAAGATTGTTAACCGTAAGCCTGTGTTCGTTAGTGAAACAGTGCGTGACGAGCTGGACAGGGTTGTCCGCTACCTCGGAGGAAAGGGCATGAGCGCATCTGGACTGATTGAAAACCTTGTCCGCCTGCACCTCGACACCTACCGGGATGACATCGAGCAGTGGCGCAAACTCTGAGGGAATTATGGAAAGTCGGTCAGGCCGGTGAATACACTTCATCGGCTTAACCGATACCACAAGAGATCTATTACACTCTGAAAACAATCCGACAGACGGAGGATTCTTGTGTCCTCAAAGACACAGCAAGATATATTTTCAGTTACCCGAATTATTCTAAGTAACTGAAAATCTTTGCACCGCCGTGGGCAGAA